AGGGTAGCCAAACGGGCACCTTCAATCATCGAGGGAGTCAGGAAGATGTTCCGGTTGTCCGTGTTGGCGGTGCCGTTAGCGAACAGCGATTGACCACCACTCAGGGGTTGATAGGCTGTATCCATCACCTGCGGCATGAGCCCAAGGACAGCCATACGGCTCACCGCACCGAGGGCAATGGCTGACGGAGAGAGTCTCTGGGCCAACTTATCGGGGTCGTGTGCGTAGTTGATGGAGTTCTGCAGGGAGTACTCCAGAGCAGCACCAGCGAACGAGTACATCCACTGGACAGCGGTGGTGGAGTCTCGGTAGTGGAGGCTCTTGAGGAACTGCTTGGCGTGGCCCACTAGCACGAACGTCTTGAGCTCGGAGAAAATCTTACCAACGGTGGTGTGCATGAACGGGATGGTCTCGCCCAAGTCGTGGTCCTGAATCATGTCGCGGACCTCACGGGACAGCAGCAGTTGGAACTTGCTGTAAGTCTCGGGGGCCTCACGGCTCCACTTCTCGTAGTCCACGTTGTCCACCTTGTTGCCGTCCATCTCCGTGTACTTCTTCAGGGCCCCATGGACATCCGGTTGGTCATCCGTGCCTACCCCGTTGTGGGTCATACGCTCCCGCTGCTTCGCGGTCATCTCCGTCTTGCCCATAGCGAAGTCGATGTGCTTCTGAATAGCCATCCGAGCGGACATCATCCGGGTAGCTGCAGTTGCCGAGGAGTTCCCCGAGATGTGGTCTACAGCGTGCGAGAGCTTGCCCGAGAAGTTCTCGAAGCGGGTCAGCCCCTTGTCATAGGAGAAGTCCGTGATTTCATGCTGGCGAGCATAGGCGGACACATGCTCCAGCCCGTGGCCCGTGAGGTGGTGGATAGCTGCCTCCAGCCCCTCTGGCGGGGGATGACCAGCCTGCATACTGCGGATGATCTTGCCGAACGTAGGCATGTGCTGGGTGAAGGCACGCATCGAGGTGAGTCCGATAGCGTTCTTCATCTCCAGTGCTGCGGGGATGCCCAACTGACCCAGCATCGCGGAGCGAGTCCAGGCACGCATAGCGCCCAGAACACGGTCCCCACGGTTGAAGCTCTGGGTGGACATAGGGCGGCCAGTGATGTTGTCGTATACATCCTGCATCATCTGCTTCACCCGGTTGTACTTGCCAGAGCCCGAGGTCATCGCGTTCTCCCCGTGGTACTGCTCAGCCTCCCGCATCTTCGCCATGAACTGCGCACGGGACTTGATGCCGACCTCAGCGAGGGCCAAGTGACCGCCCATAGAGTTCATGTAGCGGCCAGCGAGGAGCCGTGAGTCATTCTCGAAGAGGTCCGAGATGCGGAACACTGAGCCGTCCGCCATGCGCTCTGCGTGGTTCTCATTGAGGGCCAAGCGGTACTTGAGGGGGCCTGCCTGTCCAGCATCGCCCGAGCCGCTGCCCCTGCGGTCAAACATCAGGTCCGCCAGAGAGTTAATCTCGTGGTCCTTCAAGCCAGCGTTGGCGAGCTCCTCCCGGAGGGTCACCATATCCTTGGCGTAGAGGTGGATGTCCTGCATGGCATGACTGAACTCCAGCTTCATCACTGCATCCATGAAGCTCTTGGCCTTGGCCGTAGCGGCATCGCCAGTTACCCCATCGAGCTTGATGGCGCGACCAATGGCCTCATACATCTGCTCCTTGTGCTTGGCGAATGCTTCCCGGATGTTGTCTTGCTTCCACACACGGTTGACGTATTGAGCATTGGCGGGGATGTTCTCCGCACCCTCTACGCCAGCCTCAACCATCCTGCGGTGCATCTCGGTGTAGAAGTCCGACTGGGCCTTGGCAGCCCGTTGAAGCTGCGGGGCAATGTCAGGGTTCGCCTTGAGGACTTCAGTGTCGCCACGGACCACACGGGAGATGTCCGAGTAGAACTGGTCCTGTGCCGCAGCCTTCTTGAAGAAGTTCATCCCACGGACCTTGGCGGCCTCATCGAATGCTCTACGGGCTTCCAAGTGGAAGTTCCCTTCGAGGGTCCTGCGGTACTGCGACTTGAGCTCTGAAGCGGTCCAGCCTTGTGCCTCGTGGGCATCGTTGCCGATGGCATCCTTGACCAGCTTGTTCCCGAGGAAGCGGAACACAGGATTGTCAGACTTGTTGAAGTGGGTGTAGAAGTCCCAGCGGATGGGGACCTTGCCCAAGTGGGTCATGGCCGTTGGCTGGTCTGCAAGGGAGGCAATGCGCTCGCTGGGGTCCACCCGTGCTGCACCCACGGAGTCCGCCATGCCGAATACTTCGCGGTCAGCGGTGTTCTCGTAGGGGGTGACCTTAGCCATCTCCTCGGGACCAACGGTGTCATTCAGATGCGGGGCGGTATCTTCAGGCGCCGCTTGTTGGATAGGGTCTTCACGGACTGGCGCGGGCTCATGTGCTTGCTCAGCACGGCCCGATTCGACATCCATAGCCTTCTTCAGGTTCTCCGTGTAGGCGTGGAGGTTGGCTTCCTCGTGCGGCTGAAGGGGCTCACCTGCCTGCTGCTTGCGGAGGGCTTCGATGGCGTGTGCTTCCTGCATGGCCGTCTGGGAGACCTTGGCCTGCTCGTGCGCATGGAGGCCAACGAAGGGGGCAGCGAAGGCCATCGATGTGAGCCCTGCGGTGAGGACCCCCATGTTGTCGTCTTCGAAGTTGTAGTTCTGCCGGAGCTTCTCAGTGGCAGCCCCAAGACCACCAGCAGTTGCCAAACCGGAAGCGATAGGGCGCATACGGCTGGCTGCTTCGGCTGCTACTGCCACACCCTCCGCTGTACGGGCTGCTGTGGCTGCGCCCTTAACGAGAAGCGAGGTGCCTCCCGAGGCGAGCATTGCAGCGATGTTGATGGGGTCCACCACGCCGAACGCCATGCCCGCAGCGAAGCGCCCAATGTTGCCCTTGGTGCCCAGCGTGGAGAGGTCTTGGAGGTCCCTCTGCTTCTGGAGGATGTTCTGCTTCATCCACGCTGCCTGCCCTGCTGAGGTGGCCTGCGCGAACGAGCCCTGGAACTCAGGCCAGATGCCATCATTCAGGTCCTTGCTCACGCTCTCATCGTATGGGTTGTAGTGCTCATCCGGGGCCAACTGAGCCCCAGCGTAGTGGTCAATCATCCCGGGAATCCAGGAGTCCTGCCGCCACATGGACCCCAGGTAGTCCTTCGAGGTGAGGCCGTAGGATGCCTCCTCTCGCTGCGTTGCTTGGGTTACTGCATCAACTGGTGGTGCCGTCTGCTGGGTAACTGGGGCCGCTGAGGGCGAGGTGTCTACGAGTTGCGAATTGTCCGCGATTGCAGACTGAAGCGTTGGGGTAGGCATCTGCCCTTCCTTTGGTTAAGTTACTGTGCGGTTCGGCTTGCCTCCAAGAGTCCCTGACTCCACGCGGAGGTTCCGTTGATTGCGAGGTTGCGCAGCTTGTTACGGCGTTGGTCCTCCTGACGGTTCCCGTTCTTGTCCGAGTAGGTCACCTTGAGAGCCTCTTGGAACCCCGGGAGGTCCTTGTTAGCCAGCGCGGTGATTGCCTTCTTGAACTGAGCAACATCGCCCACTTGGTACGCCACGTCAGCGAGGGCCGCCTTCTGGCCCGGGGAGACCATCGTCCACAGTCCCGGGTGCGCTGCCTCTACTGCTTCCTTGGCTCGCTGCTCGTAGCGCGGTGCGGTGACCTCCAGGAGCCGTGCTGCCTGCTCAGGGGTGATCTGGACCTTGCCCGACTTGATTCCTTCGATGGACGTTGAGGGAATCCCAGCGCGCCTGAAGTCCTCACCAATGTTGTTCGCGTTGGCGTTCAGGTTGTAGCCATAGCCGATGTTCAGGCCTGCCTTCGGGTTCGGGTCTTGGGAAGCCTTGAGCACCAGTCCTTCGCCCATAGCGATGACCGAGGCTGTCATGTTCCCCGAGCCAAGGAACTGGTCAGCCTGCTTGACCTGCATCGCGCTGCCCTGCCCAGTGAGGCGGGAGCCGTTGAGGCCAGCGAAGTCCGACTTGTCGTTGTAGAACCAACCGTTGCCCAGCTTGGGGTCTGCGGGGAAGTTGAAGGCATTGCTGAGGGCACCATCGAACGCCTTGCTCTGAACCTGCTTGACCTTCCCGAGAGTTGTGTCATTGATGAGGTTCAAGCTCTTGGCCTTAGCGAGCACCGTGGAGTTGTCGATGAGGTCCTGCGAAGTTGCCGTGCCCTTGTTCAGCTTGTCCGTGAGTGCAGCCATGCCCGCCTGCTCCTCGGGACTGAACGCCTTGGTGTAGCTGTGGTCCTTGATGATCTGGTCAAAGGAAACCTGCGGGACCGCTTGGCCCACGAACTGCCCATTGCGGAGCAGCGCCACCTGATAGGTGCCATCCTTGTAACCAGACAGCGCCACCTGTATCTCATCGCTGCCGTACTTCGCCTGCATCTTCTCCGTGTAGGCCGTGATGGCCTCTGCGGTTTGCTCCGAAGCACGGCCCGGGGGAACCTGAAGGTCCAAGTGGTTCGTGGCGTCGTAGATGTAGTTGCTCTTGTACTGGTCCTGAATCCACGCCTTGGCTTGGTCCGAGGTGGCGTTGGGATTGCGCTTGTAGTAGTCCGAGAGTTGAACCTGTGCCCACCCACTGGTGGCTTCGGTGTTCTGCGGGGTTCCACCGAACGCACGGCCAATCAGCGGGATGCTGTTGGCGAAGCCTGTGGTGAGGCCCTTGATGTCCTTGGCTACCCCTTCCTTCCACTTCGGGTCCGCCATACGCTGCTCAGCGGCCTTGACGGCTTCCGGTGAGATGGAGCGGTAGGCGTTCTGGTATGCGGTGGCAGCATCTACGCCTGAATCGATTTGACGCTTGTAGGCACCAAATAATGCTTGCGCCTTTTCATCAAAGTAAGCCGAGCGGAGCTGGTCAGGTAGACCACCATACATCGCTGCAGCAGTGTTAAATTGAGACGAAGGTTGTCCGTCTTTCGTGGGGAGGGCATTTACTGTTCCATCTACGAGGCCCTTGAGCTTCGGGTTGGGGATGTCCGAGCGCCCCGAGCGGGCAGTTGCTTGGACAACGGTTTGGAGGGCCATCTGTACATCTGGGTTCTTGGTGAGGTCCCCCGGTGTGGTGCCTGTTGCTGCACCCATGAGGACGCCCACGGGACCCTCTAGCTTGGCATCCATGCCCTTGCGGTAGGCATCCGGAGAGAGCCCCCAGCCTTGGCCGTTGTTGATGGCGGTTACCGCAGCCACACCTTCCTGTGCCTTTCCTGCCACGTCCTGCAGATGGTTGTACCAGCTTGACGCTTCCGCACCCGTCTTGAACATCCCAAGGGGAGCGATACGGTGGGCGATGTCGTCCATCGAGGGCATGATACCCTGCGCTGCTTTGTCCTCATCACCCTGCCGGGTCTTGAAGAAGTCAACCTGCTGACCCTGCTCGATGCGCTTGTTCTGCTCGCCCACCGCATGTTCCCGCATCCGGGCCACTTCGGACTGGAGCTTGGGGTTCATCTGCAGCGGGGTGAGTCCCGTATTGGGGTCCTTCTGGTCGAACACATCGAACAGCTCTGGGCGGCCGCCAGCCTTGAGGGACAGGTTGGTGACCTTATCCAGCGCCGCATCCCAGAACTCAGGCCGAGTCATCGTGCCTAGCTGACCACGGAGCGGCTCTGCCACTGTGATGAGGCTCTTGTAGATGTCTGCAGGGCTCGCTGTGGGACTCATCGCGGAGTCCATAGCTGCCGAGATGTTCCCGTTGGCGGTCTCCTTGAGGCGCGTGAACTGCACCTGAGCGAAGTCCTTGCGCACCGCTTGGGATGTCTCCGCTACGTTCTTGGAGACCTGCTCGATGATTGCCGGGTCCGTAAGGCCAGCCGTGTGCTGCGCTACCTGCTCGTGGAGGAACTGTTCCGGGTCGAACCCATCCTTGTTCTTGTTCTCCGCGTAGGCTGCGGTGATGTCGTTCTGGACCTGTGAGCCAATCTTGACACCCACAGAATTCCGATAGCCAGCCGAGAAGGACTGAGCGAACGCTGGGTCCACCTTGTAGCTGTCATCCGGGGGAGGAACTTTGATGCCACCGGTCTGCGCATCGACCAGCCCAGCGTCAGCCAGTTGTCCCTGCGCGGTGCCCGCCTTGAATGCCGAGGTGGCCGCTTGCTGCTCCTGAAACTGGGTGTACCGCTGCAGCTCAGGGTTGAAGGACTTCAGGCCGTCCACGAGACCCATGAGGGTGGCATCGTTCTGCCCTGCGCCTGCGTAGGTGTCTACAGTCCGCTCTTGGGGCTGGAAGGTGGCCGACTGCTGACCAGGGGAGCCCTGACCGCGCTGCGTGATTTGCTGCTGGTTGTTCGGTGGCATTCCTATCCTCGGATAGTGGTGTTGTTAAGTTGAGCCTTGGTACGCGGGAATCTTCCCGGATGCCATAGCGTTGGCCCGTTGGAGGCTCGTAGCGGAACTGAGGCCAGCCCCTGCAATCTGAAGGCCGGTGCCGATGAGGCTTGGCTGCTGGATGCTGGACATACGCTGGGATGCGGTGGAGTAGGCGCCCTGAGCTTGGCCCGCAAGGGAGCGCTGCTGTGAGGACGCGGTGTTCTCCATCGTGGCAATGTCGGTGCCCGCGTTGAAGTTTGCTTCGTTGGTTACTCGGGCGTTAGAGCCGCCACCGTTGGTGCCTGACTCATTCGAGAGGGCCTGCAGATGCGAGGTCTCCACCAGTGCCTGTCGAGCTCGCTCGGACATCTGTGCGGATGCCGCTTGGCTATCCTCTACCTGCTGGTTCCTGATTTGATTGACGCTGGAATCGTAGGCCGACTGTGCTGCTGCGGACTGGCGACTTGCGCTCTGGGATTGGGCCACGTAGGAAGCCACCGAGCCCGCTGCTGCGGTAGCTGCGGATGCGATGGCCAGCGTGGTTGCCGAGATGGTGACTGGTTCACACATGGGGACTCTGATGGAAGAAGTAGAAGGGGGCTTTGCCAGCCCCAAACTCGGGAACCAGTTCGCCAATCGTGAAGCCCAGCTTGCGGAGCCAAGCGATTGACTTGGTGTTCTCCGCGTGGACAAAATTGAACAACATCGGGTATCGGAGGAGCAGGCCCTTAACCCACTCCCTGCCGTCCTTAACGAGGGCCTTGGAGTACCTGTAGACCTCCGGGGTGGCGAGCATCCAAGGACCGCCCATGCCGTTCACATTGGCTACCCCATAGATGCCCAGCAGTGCCCCATCGTCCCCTTCAGCCACCCATGCTTCCTCGGATACCTTCAGGGAATCCAGCAGCACCTTCACTGTGGAATCCCCGGTTGCCAAAGCAATCTCCCTACGGTCCCCCTCACGGAGGAGCGGGAAGAGTCGGATGCAGTCAGCCGCTGTTGCGGGTCGGACAATCACATGCGCCTCCCGAAGGTGACGAACTCCGCATCCCAGCCAGCGGATTGGAAGCTTGAAGGGAGGTACGAATCGTTGATGATGTCGATACGCACCCCCTCGTTAGAGGTCAGCACGGGGAACGTGTAGGTCCCTGAGCGAATCGATGGGAGGCCGAGGGTGGCCGAGGAGACACCGAGGGACTTCCCGGTGAACTTGTAGGTGTACGTGTCCCGGGCCTGGGGCTGGACCTCAACCGTGAAGTAGCCGCTGTCCCGGTAGTCGATGTAGAACCTGCGGAGCTTGAGCTTCCCGTTCGTGAGGGCCACCTGATTCTGGTCCTTCACGTACTGCTGGGAGAACCTGTAGGTCATCTTGTAGTTCTGACCGAAGAACACCGGGTGTGCATCGTACCGGCCGGGCACCGAGATGACATAGGTGGAGCTCACGGTGTAGGGCAGAATCTTCCCCACCTGACCACTGAAGGCTGCCCCGAGGACCAGCGAATGGCCGGTTGCTTGGGCAGCGTAGGGCAGCGTGAAGTTGGTTACCTTGTTCCCTGCGTCATACACCCCAGTGACTTCCACGCGGTGGTCCAGCAGGACATCGAAGCCCATGCCACTTGCGTTCAGGTCCGGCTGCAGGTCCATCACTTCAAGGTAGGTGCCATCGCTGCGGTTCACCACGAAGTAGCACTTGTTGTTGATGAACTCAGCCCCGAGGACTTGCGTATCAGCAGCGAAGGTGAACTTCTGCCATGCCGACTGGGACTTGGTGGTTCCCGACCAGAAGAACTTGTAGACGTAGACCGAACTCGGCTCCCCCGTGAAGAGGGCGAAGATGACATCCTCAGATGAGCTTGCGGCCATCCGGTAGAGGCCATAGGGCAGATACGTGGGCACATGCGCTGTCGTATCGGTTGCGTCATTGGTCAGCGTGGTGGCATCCACGTAGTACTCACGGAGCCCCGTGTGCTGCGCTTGGGTGACCCCGAAGTACACCGCCTGCCCAATCCCTACGGGGCGCGCATTGGTGCCACTGTCAAACTCCGTGGCTACGTCTGCCTTCACCGTCTTGGGGCTGAGGAGTTCCTGACCACCGGAGAGCTGGAACTGGGTCTGGTCCGAGAACAGCAGTAGGCTCTTATCGAACGGCACCGCATACTTCAGGATGGACACCCGGTTGGTTCCCACGTTGGTGTCGATGGGGTCCGTATCGAGGACTGCTGTGGCCGTCTTGGCCCAGAAGTTGTAGTACTCCCCCGAGCGGGACAGACACACGTTCTCATCCGAGAGGAAGCCAAGGCGCCCACGGTAGTAGTAGATGTCCGCGATGGTTCGCCCGATGAAGGAGGCCGGGGGGTTGCTCGTATCGTCCCCTACCTGTCGTGCTGCCCAGTCCACATAGGTGAACAGGAAGGTGCCATCGGATTGCCTGATGAGCTTCCAAGGCATCGTACCGGGGTCGATGGTGTTCTTCAGTCCGGGCTTCACGGTCTCCACCCATGAGTTCCCGTTCCAGACTACATAGTAGGTGCTAGTTCCACCTGTGGGGTCACCAGTGATTTCGATGGTGTACCCGGGCTCGAAGGTCGGGGGCAGCTTGCTGTAGGAACTCACGGCCTTGGTCATATTCAGGGTGGCCGTGTTGGCGTACCCATCCGAGCAACTGGCCTGCGTGAGTGCTGCACCATCCAGCCGCTGTGCCTTGATGATGGAAGAGTTCGGGAGCACGAACACCGAGTACCCAGCGCCCAGAGCCGTAGCCAGTTGGGATGCCAGAGTGGAAGCAATCACGGTGGTGCTATCGGAGGTCGATGGGGTCCCATAACTGACCGAATGCCCATCCACGCTCACCGAGTACAGGATGCTTGGCTCTGATAGGACGATGGCGAAGTAGGCCACGTTGGCCGCATTGGAGGCGCTCGCTGTCTGCTGGGCCACCTTCGTGTTCTTGTTCAGGATGAAGGTGTAGTCCGCTACGGTGACAAAGCTGAAGTCCGTAGAGGGACTCGCTGAGGTGAGGTAGCCGAGGCCTGCTGGGTACGTGACAGTCCGTGGGGTGCCATCGATGAGGCTGAAGACCTGCAGGACACCACTTCGGACGAACACTGCGTACCGCTCAGTGACCGAACGGTTGATGATGTGGACCGCTGCGTTGGTGATGGTGTCCCGGGAGAGGAGAGCCAAGTAGGTCAGCGGGGGCCGCTTACGGAGACCAGTGGCAATCGTGGGGTAGGCGTTCTCGCTAAGTTCAGCCTGGGTGTCGTGGCGCAGAGTAGCGGGCTGCTGGCTGACTCCATTGAACAGGCTGGGGATGCTCTTGTTGATGAGGGTCATTTAGAACACTTCACCGGAACCGGGGCGCATCCACGCGTTGGCTACGCTGAAGCTGTCGGTGAACATGTTGTAGGCCCCATCGTCCCCTTCAGCATCCTTGAGAGCGATGAGGGCCTTCACTTCGTCATCCTCGGTCAACCTGTCCAGCGTATCGGAACTCAGGTTGTTCCCTTGGAAGGACCGGGAGGCACAGATAGCGATGTACTGGCGGGCAGTCTGCGGGAGCTCATCCCAGTCAAGGAAGAAGACCACGGTGGCCTTGAGGTCCTGCGTGAAGATGTACGTGTGGTTGGCCTTGTCGTAGAGCTTCTGGCCTCGGAGGGCCACCTGTGCGCTCGTTACGCTGCGGTCCAAGGAGACCTTGAGGGCGTTCGTGGGGGCCGTGATGGTGTTGTCAGATGCCCGTGTGAGTGGGTACTGTTCTTCGGTGTTGAAGGCCCAGCCCGTGGATTGGACTGTGCGACTGAATTCGAGGAGCTTGGCGCGCGCGCTGGCTACATCAGCGAGGCCGGTGTTGGATAAGGTATTAACGGGGGACTCGCCAATAGCAGCGAGACACATATTGACCGCTTCGAGTTCGGTCATGAGGGCCGAAGCCATAGGGGAATCCTCTGTGAAAAGACGAAAAAAGGGGGACCCTCTTGGTTAAAAGAGAATCCCCCTATGGGTACTACTGTGTATTACGTGGTCGTAGCCAGTTCGACCGAGCACTCGGGCCGCAAAATTCCGTGACCAACGGCATACTTGGACACAATCAGCGTGCCCAAGCGGCGCTCGTCATACGACATCCGCATGCTCAGGTCCAGCAGCTTCACCGTGCCCACTGCTTCCTTCGTCGTGACGATTGCAGCCGTCTTCGTGAAGTCACCTTGGTACGCGGTCGGGCCCGTGTTGACAACCGTGCTCGGGACGTGGTTCGTCTTGACGATGGTTGCACCACCAATCTTCAGAATCTTGCCCGTGCCGTAGTTACCATTGCCTTCTGCCCAGTCACGGTTCACCAGTGCGGTCGATTGAGCCAGGAGGTAGTACTGAGCCGGACGAACCAGCGCGCTACGTTCCGAGGTCGAGGGGATGTCCTTCTCGTCCATCGCTTGAACTGCAGCGTAGATACCAGCAGCGAGGTCCGTTGCCGAGGTCTTGTACAGCGTGGTAGCCGAGGTGAGAACCGTGCCGCCCACAGCACCCGTAACCGTAGCCGAAGCACGGGCTGCGAGAGCCATAACCTGCATCACGTTCTTGTCCCAGTTCGCTGCCAAGAAGCGGCCCGTTTCCTGCGAGTAGACCGAGCGGTAATCGAAGTGCGACTTCGCTTCATCGATGTCAGCAATGAACACCGAAGAGACCAAGAGGTCATCAATGACGATGTTGCGTTCGTTCAGGTTGGACGTCTGACCAACGATTTCCGTACCCGGGGTGTGGTAGCCACCCGTGACGCGCCACGTTGCCGGGAACTGAGCCGACTTGCCCGAGCTGATGGTACGAACCGTGTGGAGGGGCATGACCACGTTGTTTTGGTCGAATGCCGTGAGAACTTCACCGCCATAGACCTTGAGGAACAGGGCATCAGTTGCGCCTGCACCGTTAATCTGACCACCGGCCAGGACTGTTGCGTTTGCCATTTGAGATAAATCCAGAATGAAATGAAAGAGCGGCCAGAGGGTGGCCTTGGAGGGTTCACTTCAGAGCAGACTTAGGCGTGGACGTGTGCATGGTTATCTTCCCTCGGGAAGGCCAAGTGTTCCTTGCGTGGAATGCTTAGAGATGGGTGATGCGGTATTACGGATTCGTGCGGGTTGCAGGCTGGACCGGATTCAGTTCAACCAATGTGTCACTTGCGTTGCGCGCCAGGAGGCCCATTGCAATGGCCGTCTTGACGTTGATTCTGAGGTTCCCATGAGGAACAAAGGTATGGGCATCGTTGACCGCCTTCGTGGTATCCAACTTGCCACTGCCGAGTGCAACAGCAGCAGCAATCTTGGTTCCAGAAGCGTTCACCGAGGAGCCCTTATTGGCATCCAGAGATGGCATGTTAGAAGGCCGTAGTGCGGGAGAGTTTGGCTTCCACTTGTTTGCGGAAGGCTTCATCCTTCGAGTAACGCGGGTCCGACATATCACGCACCATCTCAGCCGTGGAGCCATAGCCAGCATTCCCAGCGTTGGCATTGCCACCGCCAAGGAGTTGCGGTTCGCGGCCATTGGCTGCCTCATAGCGGGCACGAAGACCGCTGATGGCCAGCTTGGCTTGATCCACAGAACCCGTGGTGACCGCTTGGTTGTAGGCATCGAGTTCACCAGCAGTCAGGCCGTTCTTCGCCCATGCTGCCATAGCGTTGAACTGTTCCTCACCACCTGCGGCTTCGAGGCCCTGTGCGCGGACTTGCGTGGCCAGAGCTTGCTGACCAGCGATATACGCGTCCACCATCGGCTTCGGGATGCCAGCGGCTTCGAGCTTCTGGTACGAGGCATCCGAGAGGTTGCCTGCCTGAGCGAACTCCGTACTGAAGTCAGCGAGGTTCAGGCCCTTCGATTCCAGTTCTGCAGCGGCAGCATCCGTACCGGCCTGCGGCTCAACTGCAGTGTTTGCCTCAACGGGCTTACCCTGCGATTGCTTCTGTTCCAGTTCGGTGTACGAGCGCGCCCACGCTTCGGTGTCTACTGCACCAGTCTCAGGGTTCCAGAACTTCTCGGGAACGTGAGCGGGGCGCTGCGTGGCTTCTGCTTGCGGAGCATTGCCCGTGGCTGCATCGTACTTCGCTGCCATCGCTGCATCGTACTCGGGGGTCCCCGGTGCCGGTTGGCCTTCCGTGGCTGCGGTTGCTGCTGCGTTCTCAGCCATTAATTGTCCACCCGGTAGGCTTCGTGCGAGTCCAACTGAACTGCGCCTTCAGGAATCGAGAAGCCATCTTCGAGGACCTTAGCCGGAGCCTTGGCCTTCTTCGGGGGCGGCTCTACGGGAGCCTGCGGTTCACTGCCGAGGGGAATTGCGTCTGCCATGTTACTGTCCTTGTGGTGCGGGGGCCGCTTGTTGACCCTGCATGTGTTGTTTAGCGAGACCGCCCATCTGGTTCACAGCGTTGGGTCCCAATGTCTGAAGCATGTTCTGCATCTGAGCCTGTTGCTCTGCTGCTGCAATCTGCTCGTCGGTCTTAATCAGGCCGTTCATGTCGATGCCCAGAGATGCCCCGGTGCGCTTGATAAGGTCACCCATGTTGACGTAGGTGGGTGCAACTTGCGGACCAAGTTGCTCAAGGGAGGTCATGAACTGCTGGAGCTTCGTGAGGTCATTGCCGCGTCCGATAGCCTCAATGCCAGTTGTGATGGCAGGCTTAACGGTTCCTTCAGGCAGCACAGGGAGCTTCCCCTGCTTCTCCATCTGGAACATCACTCGCTGTACGAGGGGCAACTGGAACTCTTGGCTCAGTGTCGAGTAGACACCGCCCAGTGAGCTTTCCAGTTCGTTAGCCATGTATCGGATTTCCTCGGCTGTCACTCGCTCACCATTGCGCTGGATGGCGGTGTTCAGGAGGAAGGCAAAGCTAAGCTCTTGGGTAATCGTGTCGCACGTCTGCTTGGCAATAGCGAAGTCAGCCTGCTTCTGCATCTGCAGTACGGTCACATCTTCAGCGTTGCCTTCCTTCACCGCACCTGACTCGCTCTCAGTGAGTACGCGGAGCTTGGTGGTGGAGTTAGGCTTGACCAGGAAGAGGACCTTGGCTGCAGCAGCGGAGCCCTGAACGATGGCCTTACGGAGAGCATTGAGGGACTTGATGTCACCCAGGTACTCTTCCACAAAGCTGCGGCCATAGTCTTCGCCATCGACTGCGATGAAGCGGAGGGGAATCCACGGGGACTTACCCAGCGGATACGAGCCACGCGTACCGGGAATCTCGATGCCATTGGCTTCTTGATAGACCTCCCAGTTCTTCGGGGTGCGCTTCACGCTGGTGTAGACATCCACCACGTCCTCGTTGTCATCAGCCTTCTTGTTCGCCAGTACGGACTCACGGATACCCTCAGGGAGCTCCATCGGGGACACACACTCTTTCGTGATGTGTTCCAGGACGTTGCCCATAGGGTCCCGCTTGACCACGTAACGGTCCAAGCGGAAGGTCTTCATGCCGCCTGTGGGGGCCAAGAAGAACAGCACGTTGCCCGTAACGAGGAGCAGCTTGATGCCCTCGAATGCAGAGGTGCGGATAGTGCTTGTTTCGATGTTGGTCATGACTGACCGCTCCATCCCACTCAGCGCATTCTCAATCTGGGCGCGCATATCTTGGCGGCCAGTGAGCTTCTGCATGGTCACGTCATCCACCACGAGGCGGAAGAAGGGAGAGTTCGGGGGGAGTAGTGCTAGGAGGAGCTTAGCTGCCAAGTTGTTCACCGCACGGGCACCAAAGGACTGGTACGGGGTAGGGAACTTGGTGGAGCTAGTGGAGCCCTCCGGGGGGAGTAAGGTTGGGATGGTCAGCTTCGCACAGTCCCGGCTACGCTCCAAGAACGTAAGGCGGTCAGTGCTGAGCTTGTCATACCGCGCCTTGAGACTGGCGGTAACGTCACCCATTACTTCGGAATCGTCAGGCCAGATGCAGCCGATGCTGCGGGTGTAGCGAGGTCGATACGGAGAGCGTTACGGCCCGTTGAGGCAGCCCGTTGACCACCTGCAGTGTTGGTGCTTGCGGTGTTCTCTGGGTTGGCCATCGGAGCCGGGGTCTGGGCGGGTGCCACAGTCTGCTGCTTCGGGGCGCTGGGGGCGCTGCACATGGTGGGGATTACCTCAGGAGGGGTCGTTCACCTCTGCGTACTTCGCGTGCAGGGTTTCGATTAGACGGCGCTCACCAACTTTGATCCAGAGTTCCGCTAGGGAATCTTTAGGGTCGGGGAGGCACAGGGGATGCAACTCATCGAGACACTGAAGGAGCTCAGCGGTGATGAGGTTGCCAATACGTTCGGAAAGGTTCATGGATGCCGGGACTCTCTTAAGATAATCTTATATAAGTTTTTTCGGCATACTGCGAGAGTGAGGGTTAAGACCCCTAAATCCCGCAGAAGCCGAGCCAGTAAGCATCTGCGGGAATTGAGTTAATCCGCAGAGTAGCGGTCGTCCAGGTCCTTCCGAGTCTCGTACATATTCGATAGGAACATCAGGCAGCACGATGCGTGGTACAGGTGGCACAGGCCTGATTCAGAATCGAGGTCCTCGCCGGAGGTGAACGCATCAAGATGCCGCTCAGCCGCGTCAATTAGGCGGGAGTACTTGAACCCCTTCCGCCAGTTATGGGCATCGTACTTCTCAGCCCCGAAGCCCAGTACCTTCGCCACACCTGCCTTCCATGTGGGGTCCAGGAGGCTCATCGGGGGCTTGCCTGAGTCATACTTGGTTCCGCCCTTGGGAGCCTCTGCGGCCTTGACGAACCCAATCGGCTTCCACTCGGGCAACACCGGGCCACCGAAAGATTCCGAAGCGGTACAGGTCCAGCACTCTGCGGGGACATCGTGGAGACTCTCACCTTGGGTGTGGTTGCCGCACGTATTGCAATCTCGTTCCATTACACCGGGTCCTTATAGTTGAGGCAGCTTGCCGGGGTTGAGAACCACTGGACCACATGCTTGTCATGCTGGGTGCAGCGGACGCCACCATTGGCAACGTCCACCTTCCCATGTACACAATCGAGGCACGTCTTATCGTTCTTTACGGGTTCCACAGAATCACTTCCTGAGTTTTGAAGTTGTAGTCATCGGCCCTGCAGATGCGGGCCAGCTGTGCTTGGAGGATTGCGTCATCCTCGGTGAGTCCCTTCAGCTCGAACATGGTGACCACTAGGCCCCACCAGTCCACCGGGGAACCATACGCAAGGGCAGCTTTAGCCCTCTTGTCGCCAATCCCTGGGCAACCTTTGTAGTTGTCCGTGGTGTCCCCGCAGAGCGTCTGGTACATGTGGAAGTAGTCAGCCTCATGTACATCAATGAGGCGAGGCTTTCGGTCCTTAGCGGGATTCCAGAGCCACCCGGGGATGGTCTGCATGTCCTTGTCCTCGCTCACGATGATCTTCCGACCGGGGACCAGCGTGGGATGCGTAGAGAGAATCCCCATGATGTCGTCAGCTTCCATCGTGGGCTTCCGATAGCTGCGGTAGTTCTCAGCCATGTAGTCCTTGACCGCTGACAGGTACACAGGGCGCTTCGAGTAGTCCCGGTTGGCCTTGTAGTCCGGGTAGATGGCCTTGCGCCAGCCTTCCTCGGTGGGGCAGGAGAGGCAGATGATTAGCTCATCGGCCTTCGTGTGCTCCAGATACTCAGCCAGTAGGGCATCGATGCGGGGCGTGGTGTCCTCCCACTCCTCCACATCAACACACTCAAGGGTCTCTCCGGTTTCATCATCGAGGAACTTATGGGTCTTCTGTGCCGTGGAGGCAATCTTGAATGCCACAATATCGGCATCAATCAGGAGAGTGGTCTTCATGCGTAGACGCTCTGCCAGTAACGGAACGGTCCCGTAAGGCGCAGCGAGAAGCCTGGGAAGCGCTCCTTGAACCGTGCCCATCTACGCATCGACCGCCCCAGTTGGGTGGAATCCTCACAGTGAACAAGCGTGAACGTCTTGTTTCGCATGTCCAAGTGGAACGCTTCGGTCGTGTCAAACAAGCGGCTGCCCAGATACCACGCTTGGCAGATGCCAAAGTCATGATGCTTAGCGCGTTCAATCGGGTCCAGCCCGGGTGCCAGTACGATGACCTGAACGGGCACATGCTCCAGCGGATGGGGAGCGAAGGGGTCCGCGTCTTCCTCTTGAATCTCGTAGACGTGCTCCACCTCGCCACCAGCACCTGCGTACTCTGCGGCGATGATAGGGCTCACGTTGAAGGCCCCAAAGGCTTTCGCCAGCTTCACATCGATGTTCGGCTGCGAGGGCACGAAGACATCAATATCCTTCACAGGGCGGCCCAGGATGTGGTCACGGCAGGCACCCCCCGCGATGAGGGCTCCCGTGATTCCAGCGTCCTTGAGCTTGCTGAGGATTTCTTCGAATTGATCGAACAGGTTCATTGCATAGCCTTTGTAAGGACCGACTTGGTAGAACCCCAGGCAACCAGCGCTTCCCGTGCGATTGCACAGCGTTGGCTGATGGTCAGGGGCTGGCCGTTGAGGTGGGTGATGACGCCCGCCAAGGACAACTGGCGGTGAGCTTCGAGGAGTTCTTGGGTGTGGAATGCGAGGAGCTGAGCGGATGTCATGTGCCCATCCAAGCGGAGTAGAGTGCCTCAATCAAGTCCTTAACGATGTTGCACGCCACTGCGCCGTCCATGAACACATCGTCTAGGCTCGTGCCCACGTCCTCACACGATTGGAGAACTTCTTCGATTTCCTGCAATGTGTATCCACCGAATGTTTCTTTCATCACTTAGGCTCCTTCTGGAACTCTTCGATGCTCGCCTTATCGGCATTGCACGAGAGCAATTGGTTGTCATACGCCTTGATGCAGTCCACCAAGTCCCCGTTGGTTTCCAGCCTGCAGATAGCGGGCTCAGTGGGGGAGGTCAGTGCTTGCGGGATTTGGACTGTCTTGGTCTCGGTGACAATCGGAGCTACGGATTGCGGTGCGCTCACACAGGCTGCTAATGACAGCAGCAGGCACAGGAGCGGTAGCCCAAGCATCAACAGCCACGCTCTGTACACCAAGCTGCTTTCGCTCGGTGACGAACTGGGCAGTGTCTTGCTGGAGGTGTTGTTCATTCGTTGCCTTCTTTTGGATGATGGTGTCGAACTGCTGGAGCTTCTTCACGGCCACTTCCGTAGCACTTGAAGCCTTCGCAGAGTCAGCCTTCAGGGTCACGTTAGCGGCCTGTAGCTGCCCGTTCTGTTGGACTGTGGTGGTGTAGGTGTGGACTGAGAAGTAGCCGATGGCGAGGATGAGGAGGGCTAGGAGGCCCCCAGCAATCCACTTGAGGGGGAGTGATAGGGGGAACATTACTGCCAGCCCTCTTCTTGGCACACCTTGACTGCGGTCCACGGGTGGAATACCTGAATGTTCTTCTGTGCGTGCGTGAAGCACACACCAACGGGGGTTTCTGATGCAAACCAGCCATCGCTGCCCCGGTAGAAGTGCCTGCTTCCGTCCACCGTATCGATAACCCAATTGCTTTTCATGCGTTCACCTCCAGGTAAGCCTTACCTTTCCTTGTAGCCAGCCACTTGCGGCCAAACGAGCCACGCTTCTGCTCGGTCGTGATGTACCCACAGGAGGCAGCCATAGCCACCACCTGGGCGTTGGTCCGTGCGTAATCGTTCTGGAGACTGAAGCCCCCGGATTGAGCACGCTGGATGACTTCAGTGAGTCGGTTGTCCACCGCCTCTTGCTTCTCTGTTTCGTTGAGGTGTTGTGCCAGTCTTGCCACAACAGCATCGAGCGCTGTGAATAGGCCCATGTTGATTTCCTTTGGTTAGTGAACGTCTTTCCATGTGGTGCCAATCTGAGCCTCAGCGGCAATCGGAAGGCGGAACTTGAAGAACTCTCCAGCTTTCGCAGCGGCCTCCGTGGTGATCTTGGCGACCACCTCAGTGAGTTCCTCGGGGCACTCAAGCTGGACCTCATCGTGAATCCAGGCCACCTGATGTACTCGGTCCCGGATGCCCGCAGCCTTGAGCCCTAGGTCAACCTCAACGAGCCAGCGCTTGGAGACCAAGGCACCAGCAGATTGGAGTAGGGTGTTCAGTGCGGAGTGGGCAGAGCGGACGTGGAGCTGCCGACCATCGAGGCCGATGAGAACCCCAGCTTCCTTCGCCTTCTTCTGTACGGCATCGATGAGGCTCTTCAGTGCGGGGAGGGAGGCCAGGAACTTGTTGCGGAGCTTGGTTCCTTCAGCGCGCCCCTTGCCGACGATGGACCCAATCTTCTCCACACCGGCCCCGTAGAGGAACCCATAGATGAAGGTCTTGGCGTTGGCCCGTGTGGGCAGTCCTGCAGCCTCTTGGTTGGCCGTGTGGATGTCCCCGTTCAGCAGGACCTCGCCATAAGCACCACCGTCCCAGCGGGCCATGTAGTGGGCCAAGCAGCGGAGTTCGATACCTGAGAGGTCAGTGCCCACCAGCTTGAGGCCGGGGGTTGCACGGAACAGGGCGCGGCTCTCCCCACCGAAGGGCGCACCTACGCTTGGCACTTGAGCCACGTTAGGCTTGCTGTGGGTGGCCCGACCAGTGACCGCACCGTTTGTCATCACAGACCCGTGGATACGCCCGTTCTTCTCGTGACGGAGCCATGCTTCCTTCCCTTCAGCCAACTGGCCCAGCCGCTTGCCAATCATCAGGTAGCGTTGGAGAACCTCAGCTTCCTTGTAGGGCAGCTTTGCGAGGACCTCTTCGTCAACCGTAGGCTTCCCATCCTTACCGAACTCCAGCGGCTTCCATCCGTAGAGGCGCTTCAGCCAGAGGGCGATGTGGTCCCGGCTCGTGGCGTTGAACTCAGTGAGCTTGATCTTCTGAAAGGGGACACCCGGTTCATAGCCCCGCTTCTTGTCAGCACGCTTCGGGGTGAAGATTTTCCCATCGCGCATCCACATTGGCTTGAATACTTCTGTGAGCTCCTCTTCCATCTTGAGCTTCTCCTTGACCAACGTAGCCAGCAGCTTGGCGGCCCCGTCCTTGTCGAAAGAGAACCCACGGCGCTCCTGTGCGGTGATAATCCAGGCCACCTGATGCTCAAGCTCGATAGCCATCTGGGAATAGTTCTTCCCCTCCAGCTTCTTGAACAGGGCCTCGGTCACATCCGTGTCGCCACAGCAGTAGTCCTCCATCGGCATGTTCCAGCACTCCCACGGGTCCAAGCCCTTGGCCTTCATCTCAGCCGAGTAGTCCCCCTTATGGAGCCCCAGACGGTGACCCCAGGCCTCTAGCGATTGGCGCTTACGGAGATTGCCGGGGAGCTTGCCCTTCTCGTAGAGGGCCGTATCGATGTCCCACAGGTCCGGATAGATGAGGCGCGCCATGACCAGCGTATCGAGGACCTTGGATTCATCCAGAGAGAAGCCGGGGTAGAGCTTCTGGATAACGGGGTAGTCAAACGAAATCCAATTGTGACCCACCACGAGGTCCGCCTTCTGCAGCAGGGCGAGGCCCTCTTCGATGCTGCGGCCCCCATGCAGGTGGTTGAAGCGGTGATGTTGTCTTGTGTCGAGGTCCTTTAGGACCAAGCAATGAATGGTGGTTACCTTGTCCAGGAACCCATTCGATTCGATGTCAGCGATGAAGCGCATTAGACAATCTTCCAGTCGAGGTCGATTGAATCGCAGATTGCAGCGGGCGTTGCCGACTCCACCGTTAGGCCCGCGTCCTTTAAGAACTGCACCACAGTCACAGCCATGTGCGCGGTGAACTTCTTGTACGCCTCACCTGTGTACCGTGTGTTCACGTATTCAATATTGGCGAGGGCAGTACTGAGTTCCCTGCCCGTCTGCGCTTTAGAAAGTTGCATTCGCTCTCCTGTTGAGTAGCTGGAATAGAAAAGGGCCACCCGAAGGCAGCCCTTGTGTACTTACGGTGTTGCGCTGCTCAGCTCAGGAACAATTCCCGCTCTGCTTTCCTGCGTCTAGTGAGCCCAGCGAGAACCTTCCCGCCAGCCTTATCCCATCTCAGGAACTCTTCAGCGGCCCCTTTGATGTCCCCAGCGTTTAGCTTCTTGAGCAGCGTGGAGCTGCCCAGATTGCCCAGCCCAAGGTTGAACGAGAAGTCCACCAAGGCATCGAACTGGTTCTGGTTGATGGCCGCTCGGACCAACTTGAGAACGCCAGCTTCGAACTTGGCGATGTCTGCGAGGAGCAGTTGGTCAGCGAAGGCTTGCGTGATGGTCTTGCCGGGGTCAGCGAAGGTGCCCGTGTGGCCGTAGCCAATGGTCCAGACACCAACTGAGTCTTGATACGCGGTCAGCTTGCACCCTTCGAATTGCTTCGTGAGTGCCAAGCCGTTCTTGCTGTATGTGAAGTTCAATCGAGTTTCGGTTGGTAATAGTTAAAGCCTTCGAGTTGGTAGACCACCTCCACAATCTGGTACTGGTCCACGCTCACGGCTGGGTTGTCACGGACTGCCTTCGCAATGTGGGCAGTGGCCATCGCACGGGTGGTCCACGGGCCCGCTACGGTTTGCTCACGGTGCCGCACGGTCCACTGGCTAATCTTCTGTTTCATTCAGTCCAGCCCAAGGATGCTGCGGATGTCATCGGCCATCGCACGGCAGCCCATGTCATAGCCGTTGTCCCACGTATCGTTGAAGTTTCCGCCGTCGCTGGCGTTCTCCATCGCTTCCTCAATCTCGTCCTCGCCCACCGGCTCCATGCCACGGATGAGGTCCTTCAGCGCTTGCAACTGCTCTGGGTTAAGCATGGGTTCTTCTCATTAGAAAGGTACGTCTTCATCCCACTTCGGTTTGTCCTCAGCGGTCTCATCGTCAAACGGGTTGCTGTCCAATTGCTTCAGCCTCCCGGTGTCCGTGTCATACCCCAGCGGAATCACAGTGCCCGTCCCTTGACCCGTATAGCGGTCCTTCAGGATGCGCAGCAGTGACACATGGCGGAGCTTCTCGTTCTCCTCCTGCTGGTTGCGCTCAAGTCCGAACATAAAGCTGGACCATTGCCCAATCGCACGGGAGCCCTTGAAGTGGCGAATCATTACCCGACCGCCTTCCTCATGGGGCTTACCTTCGGGAGTGTTCAGGTGGGAGATGAAGTACAGGGTGAAGTGGAGTTCGCGGAGCATCGAGGCGAGGTCGGTCATGATGTACTCAAGCTCCTTCCTCTCGTCCATCTCACGGGCCCCAGAGGCCAGCGCAGTGACGTGGTCAAGGAAGATATGCTTGCAGCCCAGCGAGACCACCATGAACCGGATACGGGCCTTCACGGTGTCATAGTCCGTGTGCCCGAAGTGGTCATAGAGGAACACCGACTGGGAACCATCGAGGTCATCTACGGCCTTCTCAAACTCCTCTTCAGTCCACCCAGCATCGGGGACGTGGAAGCGCTTGCTCTTGGCCTTGCCCGCTAGACAGCGAACGGTGTGCTCAGGGGTCTCTTCGAGGAAGATGCCGCCAACCTTCTGGCCGTGCTTCTCCACCAGATGGACCATGACCTCCTTCCAGATTTCACTCTTGCCCATCCCAGTGCCAGCCCCTAGGGCATACATCTCATCCTCTCGGATGCCGTAGGTGGCATCTGTCAGGGCATCCCACGGCCACGAAAGGCCCCGCTCGATGGGCTTAGAGAGCTTCGGTCGGAGGTCTGCGATGCTCACAATGCCGTCAGGCTTGTAGCTCTTGGCACCCCAGATGGCATCGATGACTTCGGCACCACGGCCCGCCAACAGCATCTCGTTGGGGTCCTTCAGGGGCAGCGAGGCCAGCTTGCACTTCCCCGGGGTGAACAGGGCGGCACACTCGGCCATCGCTTCCTTACCAGGGTCGTCCATATCAAACATCAGGACAACCTCTTCGAACTGCTCAAGCCACTCAAGGTGCTTCTGCAGGGACTTCTTGGCCCCCTGTGCTCCATTAGGAACGGAGACAACAGGCCACTTGTTTCCCTGCAGTTGGCTCACGGTCATGCAGTCAATCTCGCCTTCCGTAACCACCACCTTCTTGCCACCATCGCGCCACAGTTGCTGACCGAAGAGGCCAGCGTTCTTGAAGTCCCCGAGCGTGACGAAGTTCTTGTCAGCGTCCCGCATCTTCTGGGCAACCATCTGCTGCCCATCAAAGTACGGCGCCAGTTGAACCGTGTTGCCCTTACTGCTGGTCCCCACGGTGTACCCGAACTTCCTACAGGTTTCCTCGCTGAGCTTGCGCTTGCTGAGGGCCTTTACTTCTCCATCTAGAATCAGGTCTTTGGCCATTGGCTTCCTTGGGGTGTGTTCTACAGCCCCATCTTCGGAGCCCCTCTCGCGGTGCTTACAGACGAAGCAGTACGCGTGGTTATCGGTGTATCGAGCGAGCCCATCCGAGCTACCACAGGAAGGGCACGGCTCATGTTGGAGGAACTCGCTTTCAGTCATCAGCGGTCGTAGGCCTCTTCAGCCACATCAAGGTCCTCTTGGAGTTCCTTCAGGACCTTTTCAGCGTGCTCAAGCATCTGCGAGAAAATCCACGTATCCCCGCCTTCCTCCGCAGCTTCACGGATGGATGCCTTCAGGTCCTCTACTTCCCACTCCGCTTCAACGATGGCGTCTTCGAGGTCCGAGATGTATGTAGCTTGGGAGTTAGTCATGTGCTTGGATGTCCTGGATTTCGCACTCAAGGTCAGCGATGGCGTCCTCGGCGTTACTTAAGTCCCACTCAAGCTGCTGGACCTCAGCCTCCAGCTCCGCGATGCGGTCGTGCAGTTCTTGAATCACGGATGCGCTCATTCCAGTACCCCTTGGTTCTTCAGTTGGCTGTACGTGCGGAACCCGATGGTGGTCGAGTAGCCGCGTTGGGTGTCACGGGATGTCTTAGGCTTCTTCAGGAGGGCCTCCCAGATGCGCACACTGAGGTCCGTGGGGACCGTGAGTTCAATGGCGTCTTCGAATGCGGTGCGGAGGGCTGTCATTAGATGACCTCCAGTTCATGCGCGTGAACCGGATGGGTGTACGAGACACCATCACAGCGGATGCGCCAGTCGTACCCTTGACCCCCGGTGTACACGGAGGCCACCGTGGCTTCCTCACCTGCACCAGTGAACGCGAACGTGCGAACCCGAGCGCCCACCTTCAGTTCCTTCTTGGGGGCCTCTGCGGGGAGCAGGGTGAGCTCGTCTGCGTAGGCCCACCAGCGCGTATTGCCCGGGTTGCCTGTAGCTCCGTGTCCCGTGTCAAACACCACGTCCACGCCGTAGGCGTCCTGCGCAGCTACTACGCCTTCATCACCTGCGCGGTACCAGTGGCTTTGCGTGCTTGTGGTCACGCGAACCCGGTCACCCACGTTGAACTTCGGGGCCACCTCTGCAACCTTCTCTTCACCCAGCACATAGCGCGCATAGGTCTTCCCGTTCGGGTCCTTCTTCATCTCCGTTTCGATGTTGAGACCCCGCTTGCGGAGCGTATCGATGGCCGTAGCCAACCGGAAGATGCCGAAGTTGCTCAGGGCTTCCAGAGGGGTGATGCTGCGGCCCGACTCCAGATAAGCCTGGATGTTCTGGATGCCCGATTTCTTCTTGAACACGTTGTTGCTGACTGACTTGCTCATGTGGATACCTTTAGATGTGTTTGTACCTACCCGGGGAATGGGCAGGCCGCCTAGAGAGGACTTAGTGGGTTAGTACGAAAACGATTTGCTGTAGCTGATGTACGGCTGGTCGAACAGCTTGCGGAGCTCCTCGCTCAGCCATGCTTTAAAGCGGGTGAACATATCCAGCCTCCGTGAGGAACTGTTTGACATCGAACTGCGGGCAACTTGTGTTGGCGTTAGGGAGGTCCCGATGCCCCACTACGATTGCCTGCGGGAACTGCCTGTGGAGGTACGTGAGGAGAGTCAGAAGGTTCTCCCGCTGGTCCTTCGTGAAGTTGTCTGCGGGGTTCCCTTCCTGGTCCATACCGCCAGCCAAGCAGATGCCGATGGATTGACTATCGAATCCCGGTGCGTGGGCACCGATTTGGTCCAGTGAGCGGCCCGTTTCGATGTTCCCTTTGCGGTCTAGGATGAAGTGATAGCCGACCCACAGGCGCCCCTTGAGGCGGTGGATGCGCTCGATGAAGGCTTTGTTGACTTTCTGACGGGGTTTAGTGTTACTCGAATGGACTACGATGTAGACCACCGAGTCAGTGGTCAGCTTGGACATCAGGCGTAGTGGCGGTCCACGCCTGCCTCATCCAACGCCACGTAGAGGCTACCGCTGACCGCCTCGCTTGCCTCCGTGTATGACTCATCAACTTCATCGCGGATGAGGAAGTGCGAGACGTTGAGGAGGGTCTTCAGATGTGAAGCCTGCTCCAGCGTGAGGGTGATCTTCACGTTGCCGTTCTGGGTGTGTTTGACTTTCATTTGGTTAATTCCTCTATGAACGAAGCTATCTGACGTAGCTCCGCTGGGGTTGCATCGTTCTTGATGCGGTTTGCGCGTAGAGACATAAGGACCACATTCCCCTTAACGTACCCAACGGCAGGAATTAATCGATCAATAGAGACCGAGTAATCCGAGCCGCCTGCCTTGCCCACGGAAAGCGGGATACCAAGTGCCGGGCAGTGCGTGGGGACTGGGAGAAGGTCTTCGAGCGTGATGTCGAACGGGATTCCGTTTTTCACTGCATCCCGCTTACGGGTGCCAAGCGCTGCACGGAGATTGTGATAGGGGTCCCGCTCTAGCTGATACGAATACGCACAGGAGCGGCATGTGTAGTGGTATCCCTCCCAGCCTTTCTTCTTGTCCACCTTCTTGTAGTACTCGGAGAAGGGTTTGAGTAGTCCGCAGCGGCCACACACTCGGCCATCTGCGGTGTGCTGCAGCTTTACTTTCCCGTCCACTTCAGCTTGGCAACTGCTGCCAACCATTCTGGATTTGCGGGCTCATCTAGCCACTCTTGCGGAATCCATTTATCTGAGTACTTATAGCCCCGCTTCTCGGCCCACATTCCGTAGGTCGTTTTGCTGGTCTTGGAGATGGTGGATTTGGAGCGTGAGAAAACGAAGCGGACTTCGAGGTGGGGATGCTGAGCACGCACTAGGTCATGCTTCTTACGGTCCCCGCACTCAAGGCGGCCCTTGGTTTCAATGACGATACCGTTGGGAAGGACCCAATCCGGCGTATAGAAATGCGGTGTTTCGGGGGTCACATACGGAACCTTATAGCTCTCGTATGCGGCAACCACTCCAGCCTGAAGGAGCTGTTCAGCAACAGCCTCCTCCAAACCAGAGCGATACGCAGCTTGAACGTGCCGCGCACCGTATCCAGCACGAGCCATTAGAACTCGTCGTCACCTGCGGGAGCAGCACCAGTGGCGCCTTCAGTGCCTTCCTCAGCATCACCAGCCGGGAACTCATCAGCCTCATCGTAGCCATCTTCCTGACCGAAGCCGTATGCCGATGCGCTCTTGGAGCCTGCGGATACCAGTTCGAGAATCTGAACGGCTTCCAAGCGGAGCGAGATGCCTGCCACGCCAGTACCCGGGATGAAGTACGGATTGACCGAGTACGAAACCTTTCCTTCTGTGCCGCCCCACACTTGCGGGGGGTTCTTCAGCGCGACACCTTTCGCGTTAAAAATCCCGGGCTTGCGGGTCCACGTGTCACCTTTCTTGTTCTTGCCCGATGCCTTGGACTTGAATTTGAAGATGACGTAACCCGTGGGTTCTTCCGTTTCCTTGTCGTATTCCGTTTCGTGCATATCGTTCATCTGAAAGCCATTGCGCAGCTTCTTGCGATTGGCAACCGGGAGCGCCTCGAATGCTTCCTGCCCATCCTTGTGCGCCTGCTCGTAAATCGGCGTGAGCTTCTTAATCAGCGGCTCAGCTTCCTCTTCGGTGAGGCGAAGGTTGACTTTGTACTCGCCATCCGGCTTCGGGAAGGCTGCGTTGCCGTAGTCGGGTGCGGTCACAGCGGGGAACACAAACACGCCACGGGGGGTCGTGCCTTTAACTACTGCGGGTTTCTTGTCGGTTGCCATTTAGATGCCTTGGTTGGTGAGGTTGAACATGCGTTGCTCTTGGTCCACATTGATGCCTTCATTGAGCATCGTGTGGAGCAGCGGCTGGGGGAGTGCGCGGGCTGCTGCCCAGTGAGCTTCTGCTTGGCAGATGAGGTAGTCGTGGTAGGTCATGCTTGGTCTCCTTGGGGTTCTTGTTCGGCGGCTTCGAGTTCCAGTGCGAGGACCGAGCGGTACTCATAGAGAGCATCGATTTGGCCATCCACGCGCTGCAGTTCTTGCAAGATGCCGGTAATGAGCGGTTCGTTCACTTCAGTTCACCTTTAACGTAATCACGGAGGGCCTTGGTCTCCCGCGTAAAGAACCCATCGGCGTCCTTAGCCACCCTCGTGGCCTTGCTGATGAGTTCGCTGGGGTCCAACTTGAGCTCCTCGCAGATGACCGTGAAGAGCACCGCTACGCCAGCCACCTGCTTGTGCCTCGGGTAGCTTTGGATGGCCGATACGGCAGCGTATGCGGACTCCACGGCGTGGAAGGAGATGATTGAGTTGAGTTGGTCTTTGTTCATCGTGAGAGGACTTGTTGAGCGGGGCTCCCCAGAGCTTCGAAGAGGTCATTCGCGCTGTACCGGTCGCACCCGGTCTCTTCGTGGAGCGTGTTGCAGAGCGCTTGGCTTTCTGAGTAGAGGGTGCGGAGCATCTCAGCTTCTTCCTTGGTCTCCACAGTGACGCTGAAGGTGAACGGCTGGAATCCTGGGTTGGTTACGAAAAGGGTCTTCATGCTTGCACCAGTCCTTGTGTGCGCAGCTCGAAGTCAGCCTTCATAGCCACGAAGGTCACGAAGCCATGCTTGCGAGCAAAGCGGTTCAACTTGCGGGTGTGCTTAGCGCCAGCACGCTTGCCGCCTACGGTGTTCAGGGTGCGGACTACTGCTACAGCGTTGGATTTCATGAGGTGGTCCTTGGGGGAAATTTGGGACAGCGGTTTGGTTCTGCGAGAGTGAGGGTTTAGACGTGGCCTTTTGCGAAGAGGGCATCCATGACCATCTCCCCCATCGCCTTCCGTACATCCGCTTCGATGTCCCCACGCCGTTCCTTGTAGGTCATCTCGTGGACGCAGCGGGAAGCGCGGTGGACAGCGCCAGTCTTGATAGGCCCGTTCAGGATCAGGATTTGGTAAGTGAGGTAGCCGTTCTGTGGAGCGCTCCACTCAGCCTTGAGTAATCGAATGTTCATCAGGGGTTCTCCAATTGAAAAACCCCCATCCGAAGATGAGGGCCGTTTGGTTCTGCGAGAGTGAGGGTTTAGCCCTTGCGCATCAGAAACACATACGCAAGTGGAACGCCTTAGGCAAAGAAATACTCCGATTGGAGGACCAAATTCAAATCCAGGTTGCCCATCGGGGGCAGTTCGGGAATCTCAGCGGCCAGCGCTTCGGGCAACTGGGCAACCAACTGAGCCTTGAAGTCTGCCAGCACATCACCGCTGTACTGGTCCACGAAGGCTTCCCGCAGGCAATCCCGCAGTGCCTCAGCGGAACCCGCATGGCTACCGTAGCTGTCATGGATCATTGCGAAGTCCGAGATGCCTGCATCAATACAGTAGGCCACCGTGCGCATCATGTGAGCCGCATCGAGCGAGTGGATGAAGTTCGGGGAGATGCCTGCAGATTGCTTACGGCCATCCAGCTTGTCACCGTCGCTCTTCAGCATGAGCTGCACACGCACACCAGCAACCACCATGTCCAGGCGCTTGCCCACCTGCTCACGGTAGCTCTGGAGCACCAGCAGGCCACTCGGGGTATTCCAGTGGACCGGGAGGCCGTTGGATGCTGCCACCCGTGCGGCTTCCTTCAGCCAGTCCATAGCCAAGTGAGCGGCCACTACCACCTTGCCGATAGCCTGATAGTTGGTATTGGCGAGGTACTGGCAGTCCTTCAGGTCCGCAGTGACTTCAGCGCCATCAGCCTTCATCTTCTGGAAGACACCTTCAATCTGCTGACACATCCCACGCTTGGTGGCACCGTAAGGCGTGGTCATGGTGTTGGGCTTGGAGAGCTTGCGGGTCATCTTACCGGCCCACTTCTGGCCCAGTTCGATACCTTCGTCAGCGTCAGCCTGCATCAGCATGTTGGCGGCCTTCGCCACTTCACTGTAGATGTCACTCGGCTTATCGCTGGGGACCAAGCCAACCGCAGCACCGCCCACTTCATCCCGAAGGAGGGCCGAGAAGTTCTGCAGGCCATTACATGCGCCATCCCACGAGCACGGGAGGTGGCTTACGAAGTCCTGCTGGCTGTTGCCAAGGTCCGTGTGCATCGAGAGGGCGAGCCACTCGTAGCAGAAGGCCAGGAACATATAGGGGCTGTCAGCATCGGCCCACCAGCGGGAACCGTCCAGCGGGTTGATAGCGGCCTCCAGGATTTGGTCCTGATGGTCGATGACCCACTGAACACGCTCATCGAAGGTCACCTTGTCGATGCCGAAGGTGTTGGCGCCGTGGATGGCCAACCAGCGAGCACCATTGTCCCCCAGTGCTTTCCCTTCCGAGAACTGCAGGAGCGCCTTGTCACTGTCGGCACCCTGCGGGTTCAGGAAGGTGGCCACCGGGTACGCACGGCCGCGCCAGTCCAGATTGTGAACGTAGTAGAAGGCTTCGATGTTTTCGAACTTCTCGGCCATCCACAGCTTGCTGGACATCGAGGCCCGCTTGGATGCTGCGCGGATGTTGCCCTCATACACCTGTGCTGCCTGCTTCTTCCACGCCTTGAGCTCCTCCGGGTCAGGCGTATCGAGGTCAAAGGTCTTCGTAGGGAGGGGCATCGGGTCCCGGTGGGGCAGCTTACCGAGGCGGCCACCGTTGTCCCAGACTTCCTTCATCACATGCAGGATGGCCGTGTTGATGGCCCACGGGGTGTCTTGGAGGGCATTGACGGCCTTGTAGACCATCGGCATGGAGACCTGCTTCAGGTCCTCCAGGTAGTTTCGGTTGCCAGTCTTGATGAGCGGGAAGCGCATCGGCTTGGTCAGGTAGCCACCACCGAACGGGCTGGTCCAGGGGCGCGGCTTGACCACCATAGGCATCGCCATAGGGGACATAAGGGCACACCGAGCGTGGCCGTTGGCGAGCCACTTGGCGGTCTCTTCAGTGGGAACCACGATGTGCGGGGTGTCATTGGCGCCACGGACGAAGGTCTGGACCTCCACAAGGCCCGTAGCTTCCTGGAACATCGAGATGAGGGCCATACCCAGGCGTACCTTCTCCGACTTGCCCCATTTAATCGGGACCACCTTGGCGTACTTCTGCTGCACACGGAGCACGATGTGGCGGTGGCGCTCATCGCGGGAGTTCTCAATCTTCTTCAGCAGTTGCTTATAGAGGGCCGGTTCAGCCTTCTTGAGCTCGTCAAAGTTCAGACAATCTTCGAGGCGGTTGGCGATGTCACCAGCAACAGCACCGACCATCGACATGCTGGAGATGTGGTTCATGACCACCTTTGCTGTGACGAATGCCACCAGCTTGCGGTCAGGGAACTGGTCAAGGAAGCGAACCACGCCTACCGAGCGGTTGGCCTTGCCTGACAGACCATCCTCAATGAATTTGTCAATGACAAGGGCGGTGGGCTCCACGGCTGCCTTAATCATCTGAAGACCAGGAGGCATCATGTCTTCACCCTGCTTCAGGGCTTCGTTGTAGCGCTTCATCCCGAGACCAATCGATTCCTCTTCGAGTTCGATTTGGAGGGCTTGGAGGTCGATGCTGGATGTGTTCGTGGTCATGATGTGTTCCCTTAGTGGGTAGCTTCGGACAATAAAAATTCCTCCTGCGTCATTGCGCGGGAAGCCTTGAACTTACGTTTCCTACTACGGTAAGACTATATCAGGAATACATCCATTAGAGGAACTCTTCCACGATTTATTTACAGTGTGTACTGGTAGGGATTACACCCTACGTCAATTGTGTAGCCATCTTCAGGGAATCTATAGAGTCAATCCTATGTGTCAAATAGATAGTTTTATTCTATAGGTCATTGATTCTGTGGTCTTCCCACAATACGGAACTTAGCCTAGTAGTCTTAGTACTAGGATAACCGCTAACAGGATGTCAGCGTTCGTCCTGCGAGAGTGAGGGTTAAGGCCGTATGGGAATCAGAAGGACAACAGGAGGGAGACTTTTGGAAAGAGCTTTGGTCACAAACGTGGTCACGCGTATGCGTAAGTGGATGTGCCAGATGGGGAAACTATCGTGTAACTGCCTGATTTACAACGGGTTCAAGTCGGTCATGACATGCTCCTATTGCCGTTGCCCGAGGACGACCCATCCTGCTCGGACAGGTCACCAGACGGAACATTATCGTTTGAATTCAGAGACTTAGGCTGCTTCGCTAGAGACACCAGGAGTGCCCTTTTGGTCACTTTCAGACACACTTTGGTCACAGTTTTGGTCACACGCTGGAGCCCCAGTAGCGGCCAGAATATCAGCAACCTGACGCAGCCCCGAGGCACTCACATGGATGTACTTCTGGGTGGTCTTGAGGGACTTGTGGCCTAACATCTGCTGAATCAGGGGAGCCGATACGTTGGCATCAGCGAGCCGTGAGCCTACCGTATGTCGCAGGGTGTGCATCACAAACTCGGGGTCATCAGCGAACCCCATCTCCTCCCTGACCCACCTCCAGGCCCTCGTTGCGGAGGTCTCTGAGAGCATCCCAAAGGGCTTCGAGAGGTGAGCTCGGGCTGTCAATACGTCCAACACTCGGGGCGTCATGGGGACACCACGGGGCTGCTTGTTCTTGGTCACCCACAGGACAATCTGCCTCTCGGGAAGGCTGAAGTTGGCCCGTGTGAGACTCAGGCACTCGTTCAGTCTCATGCCGGTATCGGCCAGTACCTTGATGAGGTCCGCTACGTCAGCGTAGAGGTCCTTGGGGGCCTTCTGGAGCCTCTCGATAGCCTCAGCCACCTCCTCGTTGGTGAAGCGGCGCTGGCGGCCCTCTGCTACCTTGGCACGGACAATCCTTGGCTTCACCAATTTGTCATACCCCCAGTTGTCCAAGGCTTCGTTGAACAGAACTGAGAGCTGGGACACACGCTGGTTGATGGTGGACCCCGCCTTTCCTTCCTTGGTCATCTGCTCGATGAAGCCGTTGATGGCCTCACGGTCGATGGTTGCCAGCTTGCGGCCGGCCGTGAAGTAGTCTTCGATGGCCCTGCGGTTCTTATCGATGGTCCGCACATCTGGACTGTCCCGCCAGGGTTTGTATTCCCGCATGGCCTTCTTGTAGGCTTCCCCGAGGGTGGGCCCATAGTCAGCGATGGACTTCTTGGAGGCAACCTCAGTGACCCCAGCGAGGAGCTCAGCTTCCTTCCGCTTGGCTTCCTTCTTGTCTGTGGTGCCCAGTGACTTGCGCACACGCTTCCCATCGACGTACCCATCGAACCACCATACATCGCCCCGTAGCTTCATACCAATCCCCAAAGGTAAACGAAAAAGAGCCACCCGAAGGTGGCCCAGTGCTGCTCTCTCAGGCTCTTACTGCTGGCCTTGTTCTGACGAATCTGCCCAGCTTCTCGTCAATGTGCTCCAGGATTGCCTTCCCCTCGGAGGTCAGGCTGACAATCTTTCTGCTGTAGTTCGTTGGGTCCTCTGCGGTGGTCACTAGGCCCAACCCGTGGCCCATCGCTTGGTTCCCTCTGCCCAGTGCTGCAACACTCCGGGACATCACAGCTTGGCCCAGACCTGTGGCCTCTTGGTACTCCCTGAGGGACCTGTCCGGGTTCGCTGCAATCTCCGCAAACACCACTACCATATTCGGCGGTACGTCCTGCTTCTCCATCTTCTCAGCACAGAGTTGACGGAAGATTTGTAGGACTTCTGCGGCTACGTGTAGAGCTGTGGTGCTGCTCATGCTTCCCTTCCTCAATATTATTTTAGGTGCTGCGGCTGACTACCAGGAGCCACCTCCGCAGGATCAACACTTCAAGACTTCCGACATCACGTATCGATTCCATCAGCCGGGGCTTGCGCCCGTTGCGGTCTATATAGTCGCGGCAAACGTGGACATCGAAACCAGCAAGTGACAGCAGCATACAACAGTTCCTCGTGAGGAGAATATGACTTAGTGAATGTGTTTTTGGTATTTGTTAAAACTTGTAACTGGTCTTGCTGCCTCGGTGAAACGCATCATAGGACCCAATTGGTCACACCTTACGATGAGTTATTCCTATGTAATCTCCTATATACATAGTATTGACAAAAGTACCGTTACCGTTTGCGAGGTCCACGGGATATAGACGCCCCATTGATGCTCGCAACATGCTTAATTACAGGATTGTTACCGTGCTATTGCACTGACTACTTCAAAAACCTGAAGGAAATCCCCAGACACCTTGGGCCTTCCTTGAGGGTTCTGTAGGGGTTTGTACTAACACCCCTGTTGCATCCGTGCCACAATTACCTTTCTGATTAGTTGACTCGGGTAACTTTTACCCACCCTTGGGCCGTAACAACTTGCACGCTGGGCACCCCTGGGCCTAACTTGGTTTCGCCTAGCTGGGCCCTCTCAATGTCCGTGAATCCCAGGACACAAGCGGCAAATCTTGCCATCTCGAATGCGTCCCGCTTGACCCTCGTTTTGGTACGGCAGGTGTAGCCCTTGATTCCGTGCGCTTCTATCAGGTACGGCATGGTGTCTCTCGCTTGCGTACAGCCCCGCTACGGGCTCGGATGAGATGTCCTAGTGGATTGCTAGGGGTAAACTGAAGGAAGCCCGCTAGGGGCTTCATATGGGGACCTTGGGTTTGGTACGTTTGGTCATTCAAGGAGCTCCTCCGATACGTACAGCGCGAGCTCCTCTACCGTCCCCGTGTCCTGGGCGAACCCAATACGCTGCGCGCGCTCTTCATTCGCCTTGATGTAGAGCGATAGGCGCCCCGTTCGGCATTCGCCTGGGGTTTGCTTGGCAAAGACACGGAAACTGTCCGACCCGGAGCTAAACGCCAGCACATCAAACGTGCCGTTACCCTGGATCAATGCGGTAGCGGTTTTCATGCTTGTGTGTCCCTAATAGCGCGATGAATGAAAACCTTAGGCTCCTCATGCGCTGCCAAGAGGCCCCGCACGGAGTCCAGGAGGATGCCGAAGGTGGTAGCCATGCCCAGGACTACCAGGATGGCGATGAAGAAAGCACAGGGGATACTGAGGGTGTCGAACATGGCTAGTCCTTAGGAGCGGAAGAGGGGCAGGCACTCGCCTGTCTGGATGTAATGGGCGCGCTGGGCAAACGTGAAGGTGTAGTCACCCTTCCCCGCCAGTGCGTCAACAATCCGTTGCTTGTTCCACTCGATGTAGCTCTCCAGGTCGTTCACGCGTACTTCACCTGACACAGCCTCATCGATGCACGCCTGGGCGTTATCAGCGAACCACTGGCGCGTTGCTTGAATGCTCTCTGCGGTTATCTCGATGCCTGCAAACTTCATGGTGATTCCCCTTGGTGGTAACTAGACAATTCGCTAGATGAGACAGACGGTGACCATCTGCCTTATCTAACGGGCTCCAGAGATGGACTAGAGCCAGTCAGTATGTGTTGCGCTAGTGGAACGGTTAGACCGAAGAGGCGTTAGTGCAGGTGTAGGTTTCACCGTTGAACGTGAACTCGTACATATCACCACCCAAGCGGCAGTCACGGGCGAACGCTTCGTAATCGATGTAAGCCTTGACCGCGCCCGGCACTTCACTCAGGTAGCACTCGTCAAACAATTCCGAGGCTGCCTCCAGGAGGTCACACTGGCTCAGGCTGACCTCATCCACGTTATCCACGGCATCCCGCACCGGCTGACCATTGGCATTGACCAGATAGAACAGTGCGGCCTTCTCGAAGTCCTCCAGGCACTCCACGGAGTCAAACCAGAACTCCAGGTTCGATTGATCGATGCCGCACGCATTGAACAGTTGCGCATCCGGACCATCGATAAAATCAACCATGAACTCTTCGACCGGCTGACCGTAGCTGTTGGTCAGTGCTGCGGCCTTCTGTTGGTACTCTTCGAACGTTGCGAAGTAGAAGCCAGTTGCGGACGTGTCATACGGGTTTGCGAAGAACTTGTTCATTTCGATACTCTCTTAGTGGTTGGAAACGTAAAACAGAGCGGGCACTGCGGCAGCCTGTAGAGCTCTGAAGGCATCTTCGAGGGTATCGAAGGTCAGCATTATCTTGCCGGACAGCGAGTGAATCAGTTTGTACATGACACCACCTAGTGGAATGGTTAGGCCGCGATGTAGTAGCCCGCTTGATAAGCCAGGCCTTCCACACACATACGCTTGTACATCGCTTGTGTATCCTTCGTCAGGTGTTGCGGGACGCGCTTCGCTGCTTCCGTACCGAACTTACGCATTGCAGTTTCGAGGGTGATGGTCTTGCGGCTCATGTTGGTAACTCCTGATGTGTTGTGTTTCTCTAGTGGATGACTGTAGTGTGACTGAAGATTCCCTACAGTGCAACTATTATTCTCTTCGTGTGCTTACGATGCGGAAGGCCCATGATCCTAGCTCCTCAACGATAGATGCCTGCAATGATGTCTGTAGCTGCTGCCCGGATGTGGAACTCATGCTGGCCCTTGGAGTTACTGAAGAGGAGCAGGAGGAGTGTCTGTGCTGTCTGGCTCATGCTGCGGTTCCCTGTGTTTCGTTGCGTTGGATTGAACTGTATGGCATCCACTAGAGCATGTCAACACCTAAATCGAAGAAAATCACAAAAGGAACAGATGAGGCTACAGCGGGCTGTCTATAGGGTAGAGCTACATGGGTAGCCTGTGAGGTCTGGTAGGCGCCTGTAGAGGCTCTGGAGAGGTCCTAGAGGTGTCTGTGGGTGGTCTGTAGGGGCTCGAAAGGGCAAAACAAACAGGTGATCCCACACACATGAACGAACAGTTGGACAAGTCCGGACATATGCGCGAAAAAAGGGAGCAGCCCGATGACCTGGACTACTCCCTCATGTGTGCCGCTGTGTCCTACATCTACTGCTGAAGGATTACCAATCCTCAGGCAACCCAATGGAATCAATGACTTAGCCTAGGGTGTGACCAAGGATGTGACCATGTGGAGCTCATGCTGTGCCCAGGGTAGGCCAGTGGTGCAGCTAGAGAGTGCCTGAGGAGGCCAGGGCCTGCCTGCTGTGGGAGGGTGGCACGGGGGGGGAAGTCGCGCCCCGGCTTTATCAGATACCCTTTCAGATTTTCCCGCCAAACATTTCAGGGACCCCATAGGCCACCCTAAGGTAACCCACAGACCACCTACAGCCTTCCTACAGGTCAACCTATTGGGAGGGGACTGTGTGGGTGTACTAGTACTGGTACATCTCATAGCCAATGCTAGGCCATCTATAAGACATCTATAGATAACCCATAGAGTATCTTAAGAGTATCTATAGGGGGATATATCATCCCTCCTGCGAGAGTGAGGGTTAAGGCCACTTTTCCCCGCTCTCGCTTGCCCCGTAAGGGATACAGCCAATCACCAGTTGTCGGCCCAATTGGCCTCTGCGGGGGCCATCCCAAGCACATGGTCAGAGAACTTCTGAAGCTCCAACCGGAGCATCTCAGAGCGGTGGTCATCGAGGACCTTCTGGGTGTCCTTGTCCATCTGCTCCACCCAGTAGGCCACAGCCATCGCAAGAGCATCAAGGCGGTCATCCTTCGCCAGTGCTCCCCGCTCCTTGGTGACACGGGTGAGCTGGTAGAACAACTGGTAGTTGGTCCACGATTCCAGTGGGTACTCGTTGTAGTTCTCTTGGTCCCGCTTGACCAGCTTGGTGTCCACCACGAGCCTGTGTTGGTTCAGCACTGGCTCCAAGGTGTCGATGATGCGCTTCTCCTTCTGCTGGCTGCTTCGAATCTCCTCAAGGGTGCATGGATAGGTGCGGACCAGGAAGGGTGTGAACAGCTTCGAGTACATGCCGTCCCCGAAGTTGGACTCGATGATGACTTGCTTGGCCTTGTACTTCTTGGCTGTGTCAGCGAGCTTCTGGAGGGTAGCATCCTCATAGCCCCCCTTGAAGCCCCCAGCGTCCAGCAGGTAGAGCTGCCCATTGAGCATGGCCACTACCGCATAGCTGGTCTCATCTCCGCCACGGCCTGATGGGTCAATAGCCATGACGCAGCCCTGATACTCAGCGAACTCACCAGACACGAATAGAGGCCTGTAGAGCCTGTCTCCCTGCAGCCCTACTGCCTGTACATCCTTGAGCAGTTGGTCCGGTCCTGAGGCCCATACGAGCTTCACAGGGGCCATCTCTGGGTTCAGGTCCAGCACCATCAGGTCAGCCAGCTTCAGCGGGTATTTGTTCTCATCACTGAGCGAGGTATCCAGCATGAACTGCATGGCGAACCCTGAGCGGCCATATGATGCCTCACGCTCAAATAGGTCGAGGTCATGGAACCGTGAGGGTTCTGTAGGTGCCCCACGGCCGCTGCAGTCAGTCGCCAGCTTCGGGTTCTTGGCCAACTGCTTGGTGATGAAGGGGGCCACTCGTTGGCCGTAGGAGGCCATGAGCTTGTCGTTGGGGAACCGTGCGGGCCAGATGCGGATTTCATAGCCCCGCTCGGTCAGCAGGTTGTAGAGAGAGAGTTCTGTCTGCGGAGTACCAAGGTAGGTGATTTCCCCGTTGGGGACCAACACTGCATCGAACTCCTTGACCGACTCACTCAGCTTGTCCCGCTGTGCTTGGGTCATCGAGTTGCTCGGCACCTCAACGTCATCGGCCACGATGCGAGTAGCACGGCCACCAGTCAATTGACCTGTAATCCCCACAGAGCGAACCGAGGGTGCTTGGTGGGCAGAGCTAGGGCCAACGTCAAAGGCGATGATGGAGTCCCGCTGGCCTTCACGGGGCTTCAGGTGGTGGAGCAGCGGCATCTCATCGATGAGCCGCTTGACGAACACAGCGAACGCATCTGCCCGCGCCTTCGATGCGGAGACCACCAAGATGCGCTCCTCAGGGTCCCGATAGAGGAGCCATATCACATAGGCAGCGGTTAGCCAGCTCTTTCCAATCCCCCGGAACGCCTCGATGATGCGGCGCTTCGGCCCGTGCTGCAGGTAGTCCGCAATATCGTATTGAACGGGGGTAGGGGCGGGAAGCGACAAATGTTGCCAAATCAAGAAGACCATGTTGCGGAGGTCGTCTGCTACGGGGTCTTTTACTTGTTGCACAGGGCCTCCGCAAGCATCATTACTGCATCGTGGCCTTCCACACCCTTGGCCCGGTTGTAGAGCCAGCAGACCACCTGGGTGTTCTCAGGTGTGTACCCAAGGCCCGGGATGATCTGGTCTAGGGAGGGGGAGAGTCCACGGCCAACCTCTTCGATGGCGAAGGGAAGGCCAGTTACAGCGCAGTGCCCCAGAGCAACCCGCTCCGTGATCCAAGCAAGTGTGATGGTGCAGGGCAGTCCCTTGTCCTTCGCCCGCGCCTCAGCGTTCTTCAGCAGTGCAACGCAGCGCCCGGAGAGGGTCCGTGTGGTGGCGTTCTTATAAGCCCGCGCTGATGCACGGCGCTCGGGGGTGTTCATGTACGCAGCCCCACACGGCCTGCAGTAGGGCTGGTGCCCGTCTTTTGATGCTGTCATCTTGTTGAACTCGGAAAGTTCTTTCTCGGCATTGCACCGAGCGCAAATCTTGGTATGGCTCAAGGAATCCTCTTGAAGGTCATAGGAGGCCCTACACGGCGTTGGAAGAGATGTCCAAGTGGATGCGGTAGGGCGTGAGAAGAGAAGCCCGCTACGGGGCTGTGGTGCGGCCTTAGCCTGCTGCTACTTGCGGCTCATCGTCCTCGCCTTCACCGCCAACGTGGCCAGGGAACGGGAGCACTGCAGCGAGGTTCTGGAGGGGCTTGTTGGCTTCCGGGATGGCTTCGATGCCGTTGTCCTTCAGGAAGCCCTTGGCTACGTTAGCGAGGGCTGCAAGGCCCTTCAGTTCCTCCGGGTCAGTCTTCCCCTTGAAGGCCTTGATGGCGCCTGCGAGGGTCTCTGCGATGAGGCCGTGGAGTTCGTTGAGGGTGTCCTTCGATGCTTGGCTCATTACTTGGTGTCCGAGTTGATCCCGAGCTTGACCTTCACGAGGTCTTCCAGGAAGTGGGTTCCGAAGATAGCCAGCGCAGCGGAGACACCGCAGACGGCTTCAGTGGGGAGATTGGGGAACAGAGCGACAGCAGCGGATGCCACCATGCTCAGGCCGGAGCCAACGATGACTCGGCCGGTGACCCGCTTGAGGTTCATGGGTTCACCTTCAGACAACAGCTTGCCGAGGGTGATTGCAGCGCCGATACCGGCCAGCGTGATGAGGGTCTTGGTGTGTTCTGGGAGTTGCATGAGGGGTGCGCGCGGTTAGGGGTTATTTGTAACGGATGTTCCACATGCAATTCACATCGTGTATGATGTAAGCCACCTGTTAATAAACTTTGGAGAAAGATAATGGGGAACGGGGGTTTTGCTTTTAATCGAGATAATGCGGAACTGGTGACCATGAAGGCGTTTCTTTATGACCTAGTTAATCCAGACGCATTAGGTCTTTATTGTTCTTCTGACGTGCAGGATAGGGCGAGGGCATTATTGGGACTGCCCCCGCTTGTTCCTTTTACTCCGCAACCGGATTATCAGACTGACAAGTAACAGCCGCTAATCATGCAGACGGCCCCGGTAGCTGCGGGGCTTGTGTTATCGTAGACAAATACAGTTGACGTCGTTGCGCTATTATCCACGCGGGCTTGGAGCATTTTTCCAGTCAATGCGGTCTCACTCCCCGCCAGAATAACTCGGTCCCCACTCGCATTCGCTTGGAATGGCAGAGTGAATATCGGATTAGTCCCAGTTCCCACCGTGGTAATCGTGATCTTTACCCGGAAGAACACCAAGTTCCCAATCTTATAATACGAACCAGTTGCGCTCGCGGTGGTGAACGTGCCCGTCAGCGCTGTAATGGTGGGGGTGTAGCTCGTCCATGCGGATGGGATTGCAGAGGCAGCAAGCGCCCCCAAGTTCGTCAGCGCCGCACCAGCCGATGTCGCGCCCGTGCCGCCTTCAGTAATCGGAATGGTAGCCACTGAGGTGTAAGAACCTGCCCCGGTGCGCTTCATGTAGCCCGTGAAGGAGAACCCAGCGATAGCATCGAGCGCCGCCCCACTAGCGGAGGTCTGCCCCGTGCCGCCCTTGGTTACAGGAATGGTAGGGAGGTCACCGGAGACCAGTGCTGCCCATCCGGGGATACTGCTGGGCCCCGTAGAGCGCAATACCTGCCCAGCGGTAGAGCCACTTGGGTTGAGGAGCTGCGGAGGTACAAGAGTTGTCATAGAGTCAACCTTAGAGAAGAGGGTGGCCCCTACAGAGAACCTGAGGGGCGCGAAGGATTACTGCGGTGTAGCGATGAAGCGGATACCGTCAATGGTTGCACTACCACCAGTTGCGGTCACCGGGACCACGTTGCCGTTGGAGTCGATGAGGAGAGCACCGAAGGTGTTCCCAGACTCATGCAGCATCGGGACCCGGAGCGGCTGTGCCGGCCGGTAGCCACTCGGAAGGTTGAAGGCGATAGTGCCCGCACCGGAGCCGTTGAGGACCCCACGGAGTTCTACAGTTCCATCCTGCTGCTTCTTGAAGCCAATCGTGCGGGAACCTTGGGTCCACGCATTGAGGAACGTAACGGGGGTGAAGGGTGCCGGGCCCAACTGGCCTGAGCCAGAGAGCAGCACGTTGCCCCCGTCGTCCACATCACGACAGGTGTTCCCATCGAACTGGTAGGTTGCCCCGCCAGTCGTGTTGTTCACCCAACGGCCACCGTGGATGTTCTGTAGCAACTGCGAGCCACCACCAGTCATCAGGGTGTTCCCCTGCGTGTTGTAGCTAATCCAGTTGTTGTCGACGTCTACCCCGTAGCAGATACCACGGTGGAAGAACTCTAGGTTCACGGTCCACTCGATGTAGCAGCCCGTTACCTTGATGCTGGAGCAGCCTGCGGGGACGCTATAGATGTTCGCGCAAGACTCCAAGTCGCAGTTCTGGAACACGATGTTGTTCGTCGCGCCACCATCAGCGATGTTCAGTACCGAGCCGCTGACCCCGCCCACGCCATAGAACTTACAGTCATCGAAGATGATGTTGTGGCACGAGGTGTACGAGTACACAACGTAGGAGGTCAGGTTGACTGCGGAGCACTTCCAGAACCGGGTGGCGTAGCACGAGTGCAGAACCACACCATTGGTGAGGCCGCCGCCGAAAGCAATGCGCTCCCACTGGCAGGTGTTGGCGTTCCATGCCTCGAATGCAGAGCCTGCACCGCCTAAGGGAGCCGACACCTGAAAGTCTGAGAAGATGTAGTCCACCCCCGGCCCGGGCGCAGAGCCATAGCCAATATTCCACGCCTGACCTCCAGAGCCCTTGCGGATGTTGGAAACTGCCCCACGGCCCTTGATTCGCAGCGTCTTGGAAGTGATCGGGACATCTAGGGTATTCGCTACTTGGAAGTAGCCCTCGGGGATTTCCAGTTCACCGCCATTGGGGAGCGAGAGCACGTAGGTGATAGCAGCCTGGATAGCGCCGCCATCGTAGGTCCACCCAGTGCGTGTCGCGGCAATCTGAGCTTCAGTCATGAAGTCGTAGACGCTCACCTTGTCCCGCAGCTTGCTCTGGAAGGCGCGCGGCGTAGCACCGGCGCCACCCTGATAGAACACCCCGAGCTTGGACGGGAAGAAGTACGCCACGTTAATCTCAGAGATGCCCAAGGGAATAGCCGAGGAGAACGTGAGGGTGACATCATCGCCACCCAAGGACCACTGCGAGGCGGCCTGATAGCCCCCATCGAAGAACACACCCGAGATGGTCTTCGGGGATGCCGTGGTGGGGAGAGTCACCGTGGTGGAGCTGCCTGCGGTGTAGTCGATGCCCGAGCGGAGAACCGTGGGGGAGTAACTGAGGAACGTGGGAATCGTGATCGCAGCCAGCATCTGCTCAGCAGCCTGAGTGGCCTGCAGCAGTGCAGCGCTCGGTTCCTTGTAGGCCTCTGCGCTGACACCTACGGCACCTGAGGCCCCGAACACGAGAGCACGGGAGGCCCGAGCGATGGCCGAGGGGAGGACCGGATTGGTGCCCGTTGAGGGGAACTGCACCGAGACGTTGCTGACTGCAGAGATGCTGTCATTGATGTCCGAGGTGATGCTTGCAACATCATCAGACAACTCTTGGTTGATGTAGAGCTGCTGCAGGGCTTCAAGGTTCAAGTCAGAAGCGGTGAGCGTAGAGCCGTCCCCGTAGACCACATCAGGGAGCTCGTTGGGGGTATTACGGCGAATCTCCATGCTGGCTGCTGCGGTGCCTAGGATGGTGATGGCCGATGCGTTGGACCAGTAGTATTGGTCTGTGGGAATCAGGACGCCCGCAATGCGCACCTCAACATGGGACTGGTCGATGTAGGGGAACGGAACGGTGTACGGCTGCACCACGCCACTCATGGTGTAGGTGACTCGTGAGAGCATATAACCTCTATTGGAATAGGTAGGCCCCACGAACGGGGGCCAGGAGGGGTGTCAGGTTCTAGGCTGGATGAGCCACTTGGCGAACTGAGGGTTGTCTTGGAGGACTGCGTAGAGCCCCGATGCTGCGGGCCTGACGAACTGCTCCTCAACTTCAGGGGGTAGGAGGACTGCCATCTGGAAGAGGACTGCGTGGAGGATTTCGTGGAGGACCGTATCAGCCTCCTCGCCACCAGGAAGGCCCTCCATGATGTCGATACGTTGCCTGCCGTTGAAGCACAGGCCGTAGCTGTTCTCCATCTCTTCGGATGGTTTGTAGCTGATGCTGTGGGTTTTCCCCAGAACGCGAACGCTCCGGGGTCTTGCTTCCTTCTTAGCCCCCATGCTTACTCAGTGGGGCGGGGTTTGAACTTCGGGAAGTGCGAGCCAATCATATCGTTCACGTTACGCATGATGTACAGGTTGCCACCGGGGATGGCCCCAAGTGCATCGTGCATCTCCTTCTGGGTAATGGTGTTGGTACTGAAGGGGTTCACTACGCTGCCCGTGACTTGCGCCAGGGTAGCCAATCGGGCACCTTCAATCATCGAGGGAGTCAGGAAGATGTTCCGGTTGTCCGTGTTGGCGGTGCCGTTAGCGAACAGCGATTGACCACCACTCAGGGGTTGATAGGCCGTATCCATCACCTGCGGCATGAGCCCGAGGACAGCCATACGGCTCACCGCACCGAGGGCGATGGCTGAC